CCACCAAAATAAAGTTTTTCAGCAACTGGTAAATATAAACTACCACCTTGAATAGTAACATCTCCAGCTGATGAAACTATTACTCTATCTGTGCCAGATGTTTTTAGTTTTACATTTCCTGCATCTTGTGCATTAATTTCTATTTGCCCTGTTCCTCTATGTAATATTTGTGTAGTTCCATTTGCACCACCACTTGTTCTAATAAATCTTGCACCATAATCTGTATAAGTAGTATCTCCAATTAAATCTATAAAAGAATTTATATTTGCTGTTGCACCTGCACCTACTTCTATGTTTCTATTTGCAGTTGAAGTATTAAACGATAATGTAGAGCCATTAAAAGTAAGACTGGATTCTACTGTTGCTTCATCTGAATCTTTGAAAGTAAGAACACCATTAGCAGTTGATCCATCAAATGATATACCACTACTAAATCCTGTTGCATTAAAAGTTGTAAGTCTTATTTCACTTATTGCTTTTCGTTTTAAAGTTGTATCGACACTATCAATAATCAATAATTCATCAGCCCCAAGATTATTGTCAGTCATATCAGTTAAATATCCTTGAAACTCACTTGCATCTAAACTTATTGTTGCAGAATAATCTCCACTTAAAGTATTGCTTTGTGATATGTCTAATGGATTACTTGCTGTGATACTTACACCTGTAATATCTCCAGTGTTAGTTGTAAAGCCAAAAGATTGTATTCTATCATTTACAGCTGCTGCTGTTAAAAAAGAAGTATCATTATCTGAGAAAGATGATCCTATCTCTGCGGAAGTTTGTATAGCACTTCCTGATATATCGCTAAATGATACACTGGATAAAAAGCCTGAATCATTATTAAAAGCTGATAATGGTATTTCTGATATTAATTTTCTACGATCTGCACCATTATCTAAAATTATTAACTCGTCTTGTGCACTATTCACTGATTGCGTCATATCAGTCAATTCAGATAAATCAATATCTAAATTTAAACTGACTGCTCCACTTGATCCTGTTCCGCCACCTGATAAACCTGTCCCAGCTGTTATTTCTACAGAAGTTATGTCGCCTGTATTTGTAGTAAAACCAAAGCTTTGTATTTTATCTTGTATCGCTGCTGAAGTCATCAATGAAGTATCATTGTCCGAAAATGTTTCTCCACTTGTTTGTATTGCACTAGCTGTTAAATTACTTACAGCTATGCTATTCAATTGTGCTAAACTTCCTAAACCTAAATTTGATCTTGCTGTTGTTGTGTTTGTAAGATCCGACAAATTAGAAGCTTTTACTAGCTTTTCTCCTAAGCTTGTTGATACTGTGGTAGAAAAACTTGCGTCATCACCCAAAGCTGCTGCTAATTCATTTAAAGTATTTAATGCACCTGGTGCACTATCAACTAAGCCTGATACTTCTGAATCTACATAAGCTTTAATACTTTGTTGTGTAGCTAATTTACTATCACTATCAGAAGCCATATTATCCTCGTCAAGAATAGCTGTTCCACTTACACTTGTATTTATTACAGGGCTTGTAAGTGTTTTGTTTGTTAATGTTTGAGATCCTGTTAAAGTGATCTCTCCAGTAGCTGATAAATCTATATTGTTGTTAGCATCATCATAAGACACAGAAATATTTGTCAATGAGTTTCCTGTTGTGAACATAGTTCCTACTGTATCTTGAATAAACTCAGTCAGAGTTTTAGCACCTATAAATAATTCAGTAGATATTTTTACTTTATTACTTGCGATTTGCAAGTCAGAAGCTGTTCCGTCCCCGTCAAATAAAGTTCTCAAAGTAGTATCAATACCACCTGTTTCTCCAGTATGTATAAGCTGAACAAAGCCCTGATTTACGGCTGTATTTCCTATGTTAGTATTACTACTCATGAATCAATATTATCTCCAAGTTCTTCTCTTAGTTTATTGTCTGATAAATGACCTAATTTCAATAAAGTTGGTCGGCTTATTAATCTTGTTAATTTACCGCCCTCACAGCAATCGTTTATTTTTTTATTGCATTTTTCTAGTTTCGGTTCATTAAAACCCTGCAATGTTTCAAATCTTGCACCACAACTGCATATATATTCGTATATTGGCATTTAGATCCCTTTCAAATTCTTTTTTAATGATAATATAGGGCTATCCGAAAATAGCCCCATATTTAGTCGATTTTCAATTATGCTTATGAAGCATTCTTGAAGTTGACAATACCACCTAATGCATTTTCCTCTGGGTGTGATAATGTTGCACCAAACAACATATCAACAACAACGGAAGTTGCTAGATGATCAATGTCATATGCACTTTGACTTCTTACGCCAAATTGCTCAGCATAGTAAACAGATTCTCTCTTGAATACAGTACCTGATATATTAGTTCCGCCCTCAGACCAGTCTGTTGATGGATATACAGGCATACCATATATTTCCATTACATTACCTGAGACGATTGGATTTACAGCATCACCTCTTTTTTGAGATTCAGTAAAATCGCCCTGTCCCATTAAGCCCATGTAAGCTTTTGGATTTGCATAGAAGAAAGTATCTCCGTCTGTGTAGTCATAGTTTTGATCTAGTAATAGTTCAAGTCCACTTCTTAATTCAGCTGGTAAGATGATATCATCTGTTGCAAGTGTAATTAAGTTTTGTGTATGTCCTTGTAGTTTACCAGCAATATATGCTTCTACACCTTTTGCTAAAGAATAACCCATAGAACTAGCATAAACTTCGAATAAAGACTGATTTGATTGCACATTTGCAATATCTTCAATTCTTTTAGCTTCGTAGATATGTTGATCTAGTGGAATTGTTCTTGAAGTGTCAGTATTTGCGTCATACGTGACAGCTGAGTCTGCACTCTTATCTCTTTTTGAGTCTTCTTTGACTTGTGGAATGTTGATCCTATCTACACCAGTAGCAAGTGCTGAAAAGTCTGTAATTTGATTTCTCAATTGCATTCTTTTCTGAGCAAATTCTAAAACTGCATCAGACCACATTTCGCCAAGAAAAACATCGACTTTTGTAGTCGTCACATTAGCCATTTTTAAGCCCCTTTATATGTTATATTAGTTTTTACTATAGCCCTCTAATATCTGATTCCAAAGCTTCGGATCTCTTTTCATTTTTTTACGATCGTCTTCAGTTATATCAGCAAACTTTGCATTGGTTGCAAACTTGCCACTAGATACAACTTCTTTGGCATCTGATACTTGCACTTTCTTTTTACTCAATCTTTCAATGTGCTTTTCCAACTTCATTGTTGGGAGATCTACATAAATTTCTTGTTCTTCATCTGAAAGTTGAGACAGCAAATGTTCTCGTCTTTGTTTTTCTTGTATTTCAAACTTTTCAACAACTGGTTTCAATTGTTCATTTTCTGCTTTTACATTTTCATACAAAGATTTGAATTCCTCTTTTTCTTCAAGTTGTTTTTGTTCTTGAAGTTTTAGATTCTCTTTGAGTTCCTTTAACTCAGCTTCTGCTGTTTGAGCTCTTGTTCGGTACTTTTTACTTTCTGCAATTAAGCCACCGACTTCATTGTTAGTTTCTTCCTTTGGCTGACTTTCTACTACTGCTTCTTGTTCAACCGCTTTTACATCTTCTGACATACTGTCCCCTTATTTTATAGTTATGGTTTTTCTTGCATACTTTCTAATCTTTTGAGCATACAATCTTTCAACCTTATTCATAATTTTGTTTCTGTTGATAGTTCTTAAGTTGTATATGTCAGTTTCTCGATTGCCTAAAACTATTTCCCCTCTATCATAAGTAATAATTCCAGTATTTTTTCTTGATCCTGCTCTCATACCTCTTAATGTTCTTCCAGTCAGTCGCATATTTTTATAGCTTGTGGTTGTATCAGTTGACTGATTAGCAAACCCTTTAAGCTTAGCCCCGTCTGAAAATCTGTTCATACTGTTCGATTTATATTTTTTATAGCCCGAACTATATGGAAATTTTTTGTATTGTGTGCTATCTTTTTGAAAGATCCCTTTGCTTGCGTCTTTAATAATAAGATCTATGCCCCTTTGTGCCACAGACTTCATAAACCTGTTGCTGACTTTTGGAATGTCAAATATTCTCATATTGCCACCCAGTCGTGTCTGCAATTGTATCCACCTCGTCTGCTAAATCCTTCAAAATCTTTTACTTTAAGATTAGCAATTTGTTTTCGTGTTAATGGACCTCTTTCTTTAACTAATGCCAATACCTTTTTACAAGCTGGTCTAGTTTTATCGTCATTCACACCTATATATCTAAATTTTTGTTCAGGAAAGTCCTCAAAAGCTTTTGCCCTTGTAGCATTTGAAAAAGTTGCGAAAGCATCATTAATTAAAAATGATGATTCACTGCTACTGATAAACTTTCCTACACCAAAGCCGTTTGATAAGTTTTGTATTATTTGAGCATTTGATTCGCCTGTAATAACACCTCTTATCATAGCATTCTTCAATTGATCTGCGTAAGATCTTGTATTGTTTGTTAAGTATGTTAATTCAAATTCAATTAAATCATTAACAGCTTCTATGCTTGCAATAGCCACTTGTGATAATTGTCTTTGACTTAACTGGCTAAATATCAATGCTATTTCTTCAGCATATACACTTCTTGTTCTTTCAATAAGCGAAGCATATCCCAGTCTATTCATTTCGTCAAAAAAGTCTATTTGTCTTGCTAATTGCACTAGCTCAGTATCGTTGAGTGTTGTCAAACCAATAACAATCTTATCAAGCTTTTTAATTAGTTGATCTTGTATGTTAGAAATTTCTTTATTGTAAAAGTCTAACTTAGCCAACTCGTTCGCCTATTCTGTCTAATATTGACTGTGTTTGATTAGCTTCTTGTTGCTGTGGGCTTTCTGCGTCCAGCTGTTCAACCATTTCTGTAATTTCTTCTTCTTGTAAATCTGGGTTTTTCTTTCTCAAATAGCTTTGTCTTGTTTCAAGATCGTTAGCAAAAGCCCAAGTATAATATGATATTTCCTCATCTTGGGACATAGGTATTTCTCTTTCAGCAAAGTCGATACTGAATTGATCTCCAAGCTGTATGCCACCTGATACTTCACATATTCTTTGTGCTATTCTAAATTGTTCTTTTTCAAATGGTCTATAAATCTGTTCAACATCACTTCTCAATGCGTCCATAAGATCTAGTTCACTCATTTTTTTAGAAAGTCCACTTTCAGCTGCTTTATCAGTCCAATTAATTCTTACATTATTAGCCTGTGCAATGCTGTCAACCATATACTTTGTTGATTCTATCATACCATTTATATCTGCGTTTGGCGAAGCATAAGAAAAGTTTGCCCCCTCAGGTAATACAATAGCTTTATCTTGTCCCATTCTAATTATTTGTTCTGTGTCCAATCCTGTAAATAAAGGCTGTCCCAATTGGAATCTTCCGTGTAATGCTAATTCAGTAAGCATAATGTTTATAGATCGCATTCCGTCAACAAGATCACTTGCACCCTCTCTAAAAAAGTCTCTTGTGTACGGGTGTCTATGTGAAATATTAAATGGTATAATATCTCCATACGGGTTTTTATCTCCATCTACAATAGAAGTGATTTTACCCTTTGAAGAAATCATAAAATACTTTCCTTCCATATCTTCAGTGTCTTTACTCCAAAACATATATTGTGCGTCTTCTGTTCTTGCCATAAGCTGTGATTCGGCTTGATACATTACTGCAAACGGCTCGTCCTCATTTGGTTTAAAGAACGGCACAAAGAAGTGAATAGGTCTATATTTTAATTTCTGTTGGGTATCGTCCCAGTGCGTGTATAAAGCTTCCGTACCTAATAAGTATGTAAGTTGCTCAAATTGTTTCATAAAGGAATCGAAGTCCCCAATGACCTCATTATATTTATCATTATATCTAATTGGTGCTTGTTGATATACCAATGCTCGTCTGTTAATTATGTTTCTTACCAAATTGATATACATTGGCGGGATCTGTGAAAGTGATTCGCTATCAAAATATTGTTTTAAATCGTGTTCAAGATTTATGCCCTCATAATAATCTAGAAGTCTTTCTCTTTCTTCCATTTGCTTATCGTACCCGTCTTTTATGGTTTCCATAAGCAAATTGTATAACATTTTTTCTGTCAAATTTGTAATTATCATTTGTTGTCCTTTTACCACTCTATTGTGTTTGCTTTGCCTTTGAAACCATATCTGTATTCAATGGGGTACATAATTCCGTCAAGAAAGTGTGATAAAGTTTCTGTTTTCAAAATATGTCCATTTTCTAGTGTTGTTAATTCAAGATCTCTTATTGTGTTTTTACA